GCCTCCCAGTTGTCATCAAACCGGGTAACAAAGTCGACCTCGCGCGCGGTCACGCTGGTATAGACATTGGGCAGAGAATCACGGGGCTGGGTCAAAGTTTCAACTTTAGTTGCTGCCATGTTAAAGGCTCCTTTCAGTTCATCAGATCAGGATTTTCGGCAAGTGCTTTCTGCCGTTCGGCAGTAGACATTACATAGCGGCCCTTATCGTCCTTTTTGTAGATGTCTGCCTTGGTCAGATTCGCGCCGCCGGTGTTCGCCGGGGGATTGGCAGGATTCGCACCGTGCGTCTGCGTGGTGGAGACAAGCCCCTTGTAGGTGCCGTTTACGAGTGCATCAAGGCTCTTGGTGTCCTTGATCTTCTCGCCGTCCAGCTCCAATGCGGCCATTTCTTCGCCGCAGCCACGCATGGCAAGGTCCAAATTCGCGCCGGTGATGTTTTTGCTCTCAAAGTAAGCGCGCACGGCCTTTTCCTTTGCCGCCTTGCTTTCCTTTGCCGTGACGTCGGATTTGTAAGATTCAAAGGCCGAGTGTTCCTTCTCGTACTTTTCCTTATAGCCGCCGTCACCCGCTGCCTTGAGGTCGTCCAATTCCTTCTGGACGCCGAGCAGCTTCTCTGCGTCCGCCTTGTACTTCGTGAGATCGTCCTTGAGGGGGTCAACCACGCCCAGATGCAGCGCAACCAAGCGATTTTCGATCTCTTCGGTGCAAGCCTCGCCGAGAATATTTCTAATTTCCGCTCTCGTAAATTTCGCCATGTTATTCGTTCTCCTTTTCCTTGGCCCCAATTCTTCGGGGGCGAACGTTGTATAAAAACCGCTGTACCTCGCGGGTTTTACCTAAAACAAAAGAGCCAACCACCGAGAAAAACTCGGTAGCTGGCTCCTATTGCCCTTTTCCGCGCCCTATTACGCGGAAGTTGAATATTTGATTGTTTTCTTGACCTCTAAGACGATGTACCCGTCGCCTTTTCGGCGTATTTCAGCATCGTTGCCGCGCTTGATAATGGCTTCAATGGCCTTGATGGTCTCGTTATCCATTTTTCAGCTCGCTTTCCAGAATGTCCCGGTACTGTCCCGCATGGTCGGCGGCAGCGGGTTTCAAAAATGGCTGTGCCTTGTTGCCTCGCGTGTAGTGCCAGTTGCCTTTTTCATCCTGATACACCCACGGCGTAGGCCGTCCTCCGCCTCCCTCGGCATAAATGCCGGTACCTAATTCAACGTACTCGCCGTGCTCGGAATCCGTGCCGATGTACGCCGCGGGCTCGCCGTCGTCTACCACATGGGTAATGCTGTTGCGCAGGATGCCTGTCGGATTTTTAAATCCGTCACACAGCTTTTTCGCATATCCCTCTGCCACCAGCCCGCATTTTTCAAGCCCGCGAAGAATCGCCGCTTTGATCTCAGCGGAAACCTCCGCACTGTGGTCTTCGATTGTAACGCTCATTTTTTCTCCTCAGAAAACACGGTATATCCCCCGCCCGTATAGTGCTTGCATAGTTGTTCTCTCAATTTAATTTCGGGTGGGATTGGGGTGTAATATGGGCATTCATCATTCGCTCCCCAGTTTTTGCAATCAAGGCAGAGCGGAATACATTGCATCAATATACCCCCTTTATAAATTCAGCTATATAATCTGGTAGTCTACTATCCCCAAGGTGATATGCCGCCCACGCTTCCGCCCATGCTTCGCTATCCTTTTGCAAAATATCGCATTGGCTTTCTTTGTACCACTTTTGCACCGCCTCATGGAATCCCGTTGGCAATTCACGCTTTAGTTCCGCATATGCGTGTCCTATTTCGTGGTAATATGTAGCTTCTCCGCTCAAATTAAAGTGCCACATATGCCCTGTTTTTTCCATATACCGCTTATTTGTATCTTCTTTTGATTTCGCAATAGCGGTAGCATTTTTGTAATTTCGGAAGTTAAACCCAACCATAACGCCGCCGTCATAATCCCTCATGCCATCTCCGAAATTTATCCCCCAGAGGTTATCAAGCGTAACACCGTAAATTTGAGCGTCTTTCCGTTGCAATTTTCCCCCAAATCCTTTTTTGAAACTTGTCAAATCCGTAATGGCTTTAGGGGTTATCCCCGGCGGGAGCGTGTTTACCGCATTAGCGATTGTACTTGCTGTTTTGGCATCGGCCCCATTAAGTATGACAAAATCAATACCTTGGTCATGTATCCACGCCTCAGCCTCTTTGACTGTATTAAAGGTTTTATTTCCCTTTTTCGCTTCCGCTTTCTTCCACCCCGCCCATTCTGCATAGGTCATATTCGAAATAACCTCTGTTTGCCCTGTATCGGCGTTTCTGGCGCGTCTCTGCGCAGTAGAGGTATCTACACCCTCCACGGCGGCAATCAGCGTACAGCGGCAGTTATATATCTCCCACGGTGGCCCTTGTGGGTCGCCGGGAAAACGACAACCGTTAGAAAACTTCTTGTCCTGCGCCACTTGTTCGCCGTCAAGCATGGCATGAGAGTGGCGTGTACGCGAGTCCAGCGTAGCCAACCATTCTTTTTTTAGCTTGATGCCCATCTTCTCCGCCGCCGCGTAGCTGTCCATGCGTCCGGCGTTCTGCGCACCGGTAACGGCGGTTCTGGCGGTGCGGATGGCGGAATCGCGGCTCATGGTGGTAATGCGCTTTTGCAGGTCGTCTGCCATGTGCTTGATGCTCTTTCCCAGCAAGATAGAGCTGGTGACACTCTTGGTAATTTGCTTTTTGCCATACGCAAGATCAATGCCCCGTTTCAGTGCCCTGTCCTTTGGATAGTACGGCATCAACCCCGGCTGCTCCACGACCAGGCGTTTCACCGTCTGCTCGTCCCACAAGTCAAAGCCCACGTCCCCAGCCACACTCTCGATAGTGTACGCCGCATAGTTGCGGTTAAGGGAGTAAATACCAGGCGTAGCATCGTTAGTGTAGGACACTGCCACGACGTTTGCATCCGTGACACGGTGCGCAACCTTGTCCCGCATGGCCTGATAGCGCTCCCCACGCCCGATCTGATTGAGCCGCCATTGCTTGTAGTCGGCGTCCGTCCACTCCTTACCGTTCTGCACGGTGCCGATCAGCGCCTTCATTTCCTCGTCGCGCTTTTTGAATTGCTCAAAATATGCGTCGATGGTAGCCTGCAATTCCTTTCCGGCTTCGCGGTATAGCTTCGCAATGCGCCGTTCCAGCTTCGCAAGCTCCTTGTCTGTCAGCTTGTGACCGAGGTCTTCGTTTGGCATTTCTGCCTCCGTTCCACAATCTCGTCGTAGTGCGGCTGCACCCTAATAACATTCCAGTCGCATTCTTCCGGCGCTTTTCCGTAGAATATCACCCATTCCGGCGATAGCCGTTTCATCATTTCCTCATAACCGCGCAGAAACAGCCGCTTGCTTTCCTTGTTCTGCTGTGTGCCTACCGAACTAACCGCCACAACACCGCCGACTGGCTCACCGTCAAAGCACCAATCGTAACTGTTCTCGTCGCTCCATGAGATCGTTGGATAGACCGTCATTCCGTGCAACTGCCAGTACGCCGCCAACCAGTGCTTGCGATAATGGTTGTATATCTGCATTGCAAGCGGCATATCTGTGTAAGTCGAAAAATCCGGTGCGCATACCGCCGCAAACTCGGACAGCTTGGGGAAATACTTGTCAGGCGTGTTCCAATGTCGGATGAACTGGTAATCGTCCACGAAGAAATGTACGATTTTGTTCGCTGGGTCTTTTGCAGTGTAATGGTAATTTACCGGGATAAACTCGCCCTGCGGATACGCCTTGACCGGCTCAATCTGCGGAATGTCGTACTTCCCAACGCCGGGGAATGTAAACTTGTCAAGATTTTCAAAGTTAATCATACCGGACGCCATGTACCGCTGCGCTTGTTAGCTCTGCGGTATTTCTTGCCGTTTACCGTAACCTCCAACGCGCCGGACTTTTGCGCTGTTGCAAAGGCATTGGAAAACGCCTTGTTTTCTGCTGCTTTGCGGTTTTTACTGGACTGGTCACGCAATTTCCGCATGTAGCTATCTATTTCACCGCGCACTCTTGCAGCTCTGTCTGCGGCGCTTCCTGTTTTTTGCGCCGTTGTCAGGTGCGCAGGCCCGCTTGCATAAGGATTGACTGCTCCTGCCGCCGTTTTGAGCGCCGTTGTTGTGAGAGTTGCCATCTGCTTTACCGCGTCTTTCTTTTCAGCGTCCGACAGCTCAAGCCCATTGATTTCAGCAGCGTTGCGCTCGAATGTGCGCCTGATAATATCGCCCATATCAGTGACAGACGCAGCGTTTGCTCGGTTAATATCTTGCTGTGACAAAAACCGCGCAAGGCTCATACCGTGCCCACGCCCAGATTCTCCGGCTCCAATGCCGCCACCTGCTCCGCCTCTGCCGCCCATCACTCTACCTCCGTTTCAAACATTCCTTTTTCATTCGTAAAACTGCGGTCGATTTCCTCTGCCTCCTTCCGCTTTGCCATGTCCTCGTACTGGTCAATGTCACCGTTGATCGTCAACAGCTTCTTTGTGATGTACTCGTCATCGTAATACGCCGCGCCCAGAAGGATGTTCTGCGTTTCCTCGCTCTTGTTGATGATCTGATTGCGCATATAACTCGGCTTGTCCTCAATGCCCGCCAGACGCAGGATTTCCACAATAAACCTCGTGACCTCGGATTCAAACTTATCCGTTTTCAAATCCAGCGGCACATAACTGGCCTTGATCGCGGTCGCCGTCTGGTTCCCTGCAGATACCGCCGCAGCGTCAAAGCACTGGAAATCTTCATAGAGTTTCTTTTTCAGCATATCAATGGTGCTGCTGGTTCCCTCAAACGGAGCCTCGATGGTCTTGCTCTCCACCTTTGCGCCATCGTCGCCGTTGGCGTGGGCGACATGCGTGGTTTTCAATCGCTCCACAAATTTCGCGTCATCCAGATCGTTCATGCCGTTACAATTGGAAAGCACCCAATAGATCAGATTGCCCTCGTCCACGTTGTTGACCATGTTAGAGGACGCCAGATCCAGCGCGTCAATGGTGTTGCGCTTGCCGATGATCTCGGAGAGACACCGCTTATTGTTTTTCAGCGGGACGATGGGGAAACTCGGATAGTTCCCGCCGTCGTAGATTTCAGTTGCGCCGACCTCCGCCTTGCGCTCGATCAGCTTATAGCTGCGCTTCGGTTGCATGACGGCCATATCCTCGTCGCTGGGCTGGAAATACTCGGTAAAGCCGTCAATCTCATACAGCGTCGCTCTCAACGGCTTATTCTGTGCCACCTGCCAAAACCGGATACCGGCTTTCATTGCACCGTCCTCTTCATCATAGAGGGGGACGAACTCAAGCAGGGAGAACACCCGCAAATGCGTCAAATCCCAGAAACCGAAGGACACGCCTGCGATTTTCGCTTCACGCGCTGCATCCATGACCTCCTGGTCGAAGTCCGGGCACAGCTTGTTGGGTGTTTCCTTCTCGGCAAAGGTCACGCCGTTTCCCAGCAGATACGAAACCTCCTGATCCACCGCCAGACCGAAGAATCGGCTGGCCAGCTTATGGTTTGCCGTCCACATATCCGTGTGGCTACGCCCCTGCATATCGTAGATGATCTTTTCATAACGGTTGATTGTCGGATTCAGGCCGTTGTAATATTCCTCAGCATCCGCCGCCGTCTTATATGCGTGGGATTCGCGGTGCTCGTTGATCGCGCTGCGGATAAACTCCATCCGCGCCTTTTCGTCCTCGCCCACCGCCACAAGATCGTTATATGTTTTGATAGCCGCTCACCGTCCTATCCGTTCCAAAGTGGTGTATACTCGCGCCGATACGCCTTGTTCTTCAGGACCGTATAAGCGAAATACCGCGTTTCGTCCATTGCGTGGTCGTTTTCCTTGATTGGTCTGTCATCGGTGGATTTTTCGTCCCACCGATAAAGCCCGAATTCTCGGATACAGTCTTTGCAGCTGCGGTGCACCTTGAGAATGCCATCCTGCAAAAACCGCGCCGTAGTCATAATTCCGTTTGTCACGTCGTTGTTTGCCTTGCGGACTATATAGCCGCGCCGACGTAAAACCTCGATGAATGAAGCAGCAGACGGGTCAACGATGATGCTTTTGACGTTCGCCTCGCCGATGAGCTTTTCAATTTCGTCGGCATATTCCTCGTCCGTCTTGTTCTTCTGGCTCTCACGCCCGGAATAGTAATACTCGCGGATGCGCGTAGCCGTCTTGCCGTCCCAGCGCCACAGCCCAGCGGAAAACGGGTTAAGCGTGCCGTAGTCGCAGGACACATAATATTCGCCCTTTTCCGGCAGCTCGTCCACAATGCAGCTCTCGCCAAACATGGGATAGATCAGGCCCTCGGCCACCACCCACAAGCCGCGAATATAGCGGTCGTAAAACACGCCGCTATACATCGCCTTTGTCCGCTCGATCATCTGCGGTGTTAGAATCGGATTGTCTTCCAGCAAAAAGTGAATGTGCTGCGTGTGTTCCCGCTGGCTCTCAATCCACTCTTTGTAAAACCAATGCTGCGGTGATTCTGGGTTGCAGTTAAAAAAATACTTCGGATGCTCAAACGAAATCGCACGGGAAAGCGCTTGCTCTACGAACGAACGCGGCATAAGTGCCACTTCATCGAATAGAACGCCAGCAAGCGTGATGCCTTGGATGAGCATATACGAGCTTTCATCCTTACCCCCGAACAGGTAAAACCAATTCGTTCTATCTCCACACCGAACGGTTAAAATCCTCGTGGAAACCTTGTAATGCATGGATAGCGCCGCGCCCAATCCGTCGACCTCCATCAACGGTTTCAGGATGTTCCGCTCCGCTGCCTGTACCGTTTTCCCGCAAATGGCGAAATTTGTGCGGTCGTAGTTCTGCATCGCCCACAGCACAAACGCCATCGACATGACCGTCGTCTTTCCGGAACGGACGGAGCCGTCACAAATCAGCGCCATATCATCGGAGCTGATAAACTCCATTATTTTGCGCTGCTTTGCGGATAGCGTTTTAATTTGCATTGTTCTCGCCCTTTAACGCAGTGATCAAAGCTGCCAACGCCGCAGGGTCTCCGTTTTTTTCGTTCTCGGAATTCCAACCAAAATTGCAGCCAAGCGAGAATTTCGCGCCGTTCGCACCGTCTTTGTCGTAGAGCCGAGATTCGGCGTATTCCTCGCAGCGGGACTTCGCGCGCGTAACCGTGTCCGCAAACTCTGGCCTTGCCTGATAATCAATCAGCGCCTGCCGCCCTGTGAACCCAAGCGACAGCGCCAGTCCTGTTACCGTCGGCGGCTTTTCATCTAAAATAATCGGCCTTCCGTATTTATCTGTGGCAACATCGCCGTCAATCATAAGCGGTGTCCCTTTGCAGCTCTCAAAG